AACATTCGAAGAATTTTCTACAATAGATGAAGAAATATTAGAATTCATTGAGGAAGTAGAAGAAGCTAATATGCTGTCTGATTTCTACGAATGGATTGAACAGGAAGATTTAGGACTTGGGGAAGATTTTTTACTTGAAAAAGAAAGTTCTGCTAAGTATACCCAACGAATGAGAAAGATGGGTCGGCAAGCAAAAATAAGAAACAAAAGAACATCCTTCAAAATAAAAAAGAAAAGATCTCAATTAAGAAGAAAAACTGCAACTAAAATACAAACTTCCACTCGGACCAGAACTCAAAGACAAGTCATTCCTCATAATATAATGAAAGCAAAAGGGGCAGCTGGAATTAGAAAAAGAAAAATGTGGAAGGGAATGAAAGCAGCAATTATTAATAGAAAAATGAAACCAATGAGACGGCAGATTATAAGAGATGAACCTGCACGAATTAAACAAGCGCGAAAAAATATGACCGTACATAAGAAATCCGGTCGGTAAAAGGAAATTAATGTCCCATAATATAAGGGTATGGAATTTTAGAAAAGTCCGGCGTGCAATAAGAGAATCAAACGGAATAACAGTTAGAAAAGAAGTTCGTAAAACAAAAGTAAAATTTATTCGCGATGAACATTGCAAAATAAATCATGAAGATTATATTAATTCCATTGATCCAAAACATTTCAAAAAAACTACAGACCCACATTCCAATACTCCATATGATTCCGTTGATTGGAAAAATATAATAAAGAGTTAGTGATATGGGCACTTCTTACCTAGGTAATCCAAAACTTAAATCATCTAATGTTCCAGTTTCATTTTCTGAGGAACAATTATCTGAATATATTAAATGTCACAGCGATCCAGTTTATTTTATCACAAAATATGTAAAAATCATTCATGTTGATCATGGACTAGTAGATTTTAATCTATATCCTTTTCAAAAAAATATGATTCGTACATTTCATGATAATCGTTTTGTGATATGTAAGATGCCCCGCCAATCAGGAAAATCAACAACTATCATAGCCTTCTTTTTACATTATATACTTTTTAACGAAAATGTTCAAGTAGGTATACTAGCTAATAAAGGATCCCTAGCTAGAGAATTATTGGATAGATTAAAATTATCGTATGAAAATTTGCCCATATGGTTACAGCAAGGTATATTAGCATGGAATAAAGGTAACATTGAATTAGAGAATGGTTCAAAAGTATTAGCTGCAGCTACTTCATCTTCGGCGGTAAGGGGATCATCTTTTAATATTATTTTCCTAGATGAGTTCGCACACGTTCCGAAAGAATTAGCAGAAGAATTTTTCACTTCGGTTTATCCTACTATTTCTTCCGGACAGACTACGAAAGTTTTTATAGTATCTACACCACTCGGTTTAAATCAATTTTATAAAATGTGGGTGGATTCAGAAGAAAAAAGAAGTAACTATATACCCATTGAAGTTCATTGGTCTGAAATTCCTGGCAGAGATATTGCATGGAAACAAGAGACCATTCGCAATACAAGCGAGAGACAATTTTCTCAAGAATTTGAAACTGAATTTATTGGGAGCACAAGAACATTAATATCTGGTTCAAAATTAAGATCTATGCCATTTAAAACACCAGTCCATACCTATGAAAATTTAGACATATTTGAACAACCAATTGAAAAACATACTTATACAATAGTATGCGATACAGCAAAAGGATTACAATTAGATTACTCAGCTTTTACAGTTATAGACAGTACGTCTCTTCCTTATAAGGTTGTTGCAAAATATAGAGATAATGAAATATCTCCCATGCTATATCCAAATTTTATTCATAAAGCTGCAAAACATTACAATAACTCATTTGTATTAGTAGAGGTTAATGATATAGGGGAACAAGTCGCGATAATTCTTCATCAGGATATGGAATATGAAAATATGTTAATGATGAATTGGAAAGGTCGCGGCGGGCAGCAATTAGGTGGGGGATTTGGAAAAAATGCACAATGGGGAGTAAGAACTACAAAACAAGTTAAACGACTAGGATGTGCAACATTAAAAAATTTAATAGAAGAAGACAAACTTATAATTACAGATTATGATATAATATATGAACTCACATCTTTCTCAGCTAAAAAAGAATCATATGAAGCAGAAGAAGGTCATCATGATGATTTAGTTATTACTCTTGTGATCTTTGCATGGCTAACAAATCAGCCATATTTTAAAGAATTAACAGATTTTGATTTAAGAGAAAAAATGTATCATGAAAAAATGAAAGAAATAGATGAATCATACTTACCCTTCGGTTTTATTGAAGATGGCCTTGAACCGGAAGTGATTGTTGATGATCAGGGAACAAGATGGTCAGTAGAAAGAATAGATCGAGCATTAGAAGAAACTGGTCATAATGTATTTGGTGTATGAAGAGTTGATTTCTATAAATAATCATAGTAACTAATAGTACATGAACTTAATAAATTTTTCAGCGATTTACAGGAGAAGAAGATGGCATTTACAGTAAGTCCAGGAGTAGTTACTCGCGAAATAGATTTAACTACCATTGTACCTGAGACCGGAACAACTGCAGGTGCTTTTGCTGGGGCTTTTCGCTGGGGACCTATAGATAAAATTGTTAATGTAAGCAGTGAAGATCTACTGGTGGAAAACTTCCAGAAGCCTGACTCTTCAACATATCTAAGTTTTTTTTCAGCGGCGAATTTTTTAGCCTACGGACAAAATTTGAATGTTGTTCGAGTAGCAAATTCATCAGCATTTAACGCAACTACAGATTCAGCAAACGCAGTTTTAATTAAAAGCGATGAATCTTATTATAATACATATTACTCAGAATATGGAGGATCTGGTCCTTCAAATGATTTCGGAGAATTTGCATCTAAATTTGCCGGAGAATTAGGCAATTCAATGAAGGTATCTTTATGTGGTGCCGATACAGCAGCTGAAGGACTTACAGGAACTGTAACAATAGCTTTTGCTGGAACAGAAGGAACAGTCACAGGAACATCAACAGCATTCACATCAGAAATACAGGTAAGTGATGTTGTTCATATAGGTACTGTCTTTTATCTTGTAACAGCAATTGGTACCGACACAGGAATGACAGTTCAATCTTCACAAAATACCGATGTATCTGTTGGAGCAAGCCTTGTAAGAACTGTATCATCTCATTATAAAGCCGTAGGTCAAGATGCATTCGGAGCAATAATGGGAACTGTTCAAATTGCTGACTCTGCAAGAAAAGTAATGACAGGGACTGGAACATATTTTGATATACAATTAACGGCTGGAGATAACGTAACTATTGCTGGAGAAACTCTCGAAGTAGCTTCTGTTACCAGTAATACATCGGCTACATTAGTCGATGCAATTTCTCCAAGTTCAGCCTCGATTACGACCTCGGTAAATTTTCAGAGGGAATGGGAATTTGCAGGTAATTTTGATTATGCACCAACTACCTCCGATTTTGCAACTCGCAGAGGGGTGTATAATGATGAAGTTCATGTAATAATAACAGACGAAGACGGAGAGTGGACAGGCGTCAAAGGAACTGTTCTTGAAATATTTCCAGCTTTGTCAGTAGCCAGCGATGCTAAATCCGAAGATGGTCAAGCGCTTTATTATAAAGAGGCGATTAATAGACGATCCAAATATATTTGGTGGATGAAACATCCTAACGGAACAGGTGCTGATACAGCTCCCAATACAGCTGCATGGGGCACATCTGCTAATGTTGCTTCTAAACCATCTTATACACAATCCAGAACTAATTTTTCGACTAGTATGACGGGTGGTGCAGATGGACAAGAATTAACTGACGCTAATATTATTTTGGGATATGATAAATTTAAATCAGCAGAAGATGTTGATGTGTCTTTGATTATATCTGGAGCTGTTTCTTCAGTTATTAATTCATATCTTATTAGTAATATTGCAGAAACGCGTAAAGATTGTATGGTCTTCGTTTCACCGGAACAATCAGATGTTGTTAATAATGAAGGAAATGAAGTAGATGCGGTTAATGATTTTAGAAATTTATTGCCGAGTTCATCTTATTCAGTTATAGATTGTGGTTGGAAATACCAATACGACAAGTATAACGATACCTTCAGATATATTCCATTGAATCCGGACACTGCAGGATTAGTTGTACGAACTACTGTTGAAAGAGATTTTTTCTTCTCACCAGCGGGATTTAATAGAGGTGCAGTTAAAAATGTTGCTAGGTTAGCATGGAACCCAAATAAAACACAAAGAGATTTACTTTATAAAAATGGTGTAAATCCGGTTGTTTCTTTCGCAGGACAAGGAACATTGTTATTTGGTGATAAAACTTTATTAGCTAAACCATCAGCATTTGATAGAATTAACGTCAGAAGGCTTTTTATTACATTAGAAAAGTCAATTGCAAATTTTGCTAGATTTTCAATGTTTGAATTCAATGATGATTTTACCAGATCCAGTTTTGTTTCTTCAGTTGAACCTTTTCTCAGAGATATTCAGGGACGAGGGGGTATAACAGATTTTGCAGTAGTTTGTGACGAATCTAATAATACTCAAGAGGTTATTGATCGAAATGAATTTATTGGTAGTATTTTTGTCAAACCAACTAAGAGCATTAACTTCGTATTGTTGAACTTTGTTGCTGTAAGAAGTGGTGTAGATTTTGAAGAAGTTGTAAACGCAGTATAAATAATTAAAAATATCGTATAAATAACAATATAAATAATAATTAATATACGAAGGAAGTTAAAATGGCTGGATTTCAGGTCGATGGACAAGATTCTTTTATATCTAAATTATCCGGTGGCGGTGCGAGAGCATCCTTATTCGACTCTCAAATTACTCTTTTGGGAGATGACAGCACATCGAAGACTGGAACTGAAAACTTTACTTATGCATGTAAGGGAATCCAAATTCCACCCAGCACCGTAGGAATAGTAAGCACTATGTTTATGGGTCGCGCAGTAAAATTACCAGGTAATAGATCATTTGATGATATAACAACTACTGTTTTAAATGATGAAGGTTATGCTCTCCGGAACAAAATCGAAAGTTGGATGCATAAACTAAATTCTCATTTTGGTAATGTAAGGGATCCAAAATTTGTAAAGAAACTCGGTACCACGGGATATACACGAAGTATGCTTATAACTACTCGTGGAAAAGAGGGCGCTGCAATTGGAAAATGGGAACTTAAAAATTGTTGGCCGAGTTCTTTAGATCAAATTGATGTTAATTGGGAACCCAATGATGCCATAATGGAATACTCCGTTACCTGGGCTTATGATTATTGGATAATTCCTACATAGACCCATAAAAAATAAAATAGGAAAAAAATGGCAGATTTTAATGTAACAGCGTTTACCAAATCAATGTCCGGAGGTGGTGCCCGCACTAATTTAATGATGTGTAAAGTGGAAGGTAAGCCCGTAACAAACTTGAGTTCCGGTGCATTTTCATATATGTGCAAAGCCGCCAACGTACCCGGCTCCACACTTACGGCCATTGAAGTTCCATATTTTGGTAGAAATGTAAAAGTTGCAGGAGAAAGTAGAGAATTTGCACCATTAACTACGACTGTTGTAAATGATGAATCCATGGATATTTATAAGGTCATGGTGGAATGGTTTGAATCATTTAGTGGCGCGCAATCGAACAAAGCCACGAAGGATCTCTTCAAGACTCGCTCTGATTATACCGCTACAATTACATTAGATATGTATAAGAAAGATGGTGAGAAAGATCAGGAGTGGAAGTTTCTCAACTGTTGGCCTTCAAACATGTCCGCGATTGATTTAAGTTGGGACACCGTTAATACAATCCAGGAATTTACAATCGATTGGCAATATGATTACTATCTTCACAAAGAAGCCAAAATCGCGTCAGGCGCTTAAACAATTTAAATTAAAAAATATATTATGAAGTTATTTGGATTCAATATTGAGAGAGATAAAAGGCCAGACCTCCCGGCTCTGGCATTCCCTGAAAATGAAGAAGGGGCTGTAGAAGCCACCTCCGCCGGTGGGGCATTTGCTTCCTACTTAGATTTAGAAGCAACTGCTAAAACTGAAGCGGATTTAATCATGAAATATAGGGAAATGAATGAACACCCCGAATGTGATATGGCTGTTGAAAATATCATTCAAGAAGCTATCATCACAAATCAAAATAGAAATCCAGTTCAATTAGATCTAACAAAAACGAATTTATCTAAAGGTTTGCAAAACCGGATCGATGAAGAATTTGATATCATTTTAAAAATGCTAGATTTTAATAATCAAGCATATGATATTTTTAAAAGGTGGTATATTGAAGGTAGGATATATTATCATGTAATGATTGACCCCAAAGAACCTCAACAAGGAATAAAAGAACTTAGATTAATAGATGCCCTTAAAATTAAAAAGGTTAGAGAAATAAAACCGGATCAAAAACAATCACCTAGTGTCTTTAAATTACCGAAATTTCATGAATATTATCTATTTAATGATAAGGGTTTATTGACTCCTAGTCAACTGGGAGTTAAAGTAGCACCAGATTCTATTATAATGGCTCATTCGGGAGTAATGACTAAAGATAAAAAATATGTTATTTCTCATTTGCATAAAGCCATTAAAGGATTAAATCAATTAAGAATGTTGGAAGATGCTGTTGTAATTTATAGAATTGCAAGAGCTCCGGAACGAAGAATTTTTTATATTGATGTAGGTAATTTACCTAAAATGAAAGCCGAACAATATCTCAAAGATATTATGACTCGGTATAAAAATAAATTAGTTTATGATGCTGCTACAGGTGATATAAAAGATGATAGACGACATCAATCGATGTTAGAAGATTATTGGCTTCCTCGGAGAGAAGGAGGAAGAGGAACAGAAATAACTACTTTACCTGGTGGTCAAAATCTAGGTGAAATGGACGATGTTGATTATTTCAGAAGGAAATTATATCAATCATTAAATGTTCCCTTGTCACGATTAGAAGCCGATACTCCCTTTGTATTAGGTAGAGCATCTGAAATTAGCAGAGACGAATTAAAATTTTCAAGATTTATTGATAGAATCAGAATAAGATTTTCACATTTATTTTATCAATGCCTAGAAAAACAATTAATTCTTAAAAATGTTATTCATACTTCTGAATGGACTAAATTAAGAGAAACAATAAAATTTAATTATGCCTTAGATAATCATTTCGCAGAATTAAAATCTCAAGAATTACAGACCGATAGATATAATATGATGAGAGATGTTGAAGAATTAGTAGGAACATATATATCTAAACAATACGTTAAAGATAATATTCTAAGACATACGCCAGATGAACAAAAGAAAATAGAAAAAGAAATAGAAAATGAGGCTAAAGAAGCAGAACAGGATGGTCAGGAAATGCCACCACAAGTACCTGCTCCACCTGTAGCCGATCCTAGTAATCAAATTAATGTACAACCCGGAGTAACACCACCTCCACCAGAAGCTGGTCAACCGGAAGCAGTTAAACCAGAAATGCTTACAGGAGGAAAATTATACAGCCTACCTAGAAGGAAAGTCGTTGGAAAATAAAGGTAGAGAAACTATAGCAAATATGATTGACGATATACTATGTGGAAAAGAATATAAGGCTCGTGACAGGACATTTGATGTTTTAAATAATAAAATCTCGAGTCGCATAGAGGAATTAAAAAAAGATTTTAATTCTAACTTATTTGATAATAAAAAATGAAATCATAGCCGAAGAAATTGTATAAATAAACATAACAATACTAGTTAGGATAATTAATAATGAGAATGATTAAAGCTTTAGGAGCATCAGCACCGGCCGAGATACAAACCGGCGCAGGCGGCGATGTACAATCTGCAACGTGTGTTAGAGCATTTAATAACACTACTACTAATCATCTCGTTACCGTAGAAACTGCAGGTAGCGTTTTAAAAGGTAGCTTTGTTTTAGCCGGAGGCGCAGACGCATTTATTGAAAAAGATCCTACGGATTGGATTTTCGCGGCAAATGCCGGTGTACTATTAACCAAAGTCGCTATCAGATAAGGAATTAAATGAAACTCATTTGCGAACTAATGGAAGACGTAGAAATGCTTGTAGAAAAGGATAATTCTACAGATCAAAAAAATTACTATATCAAAGGTGTATTTTTACAAGCAGAACAAAAAAATAGAAACGGACGAGTCTATCCACTAGAAACTATGCAAAACGAAGTATCTAGATATTCTAAACAATATATTGATACCAACAGAGCATTCGGAGAATTAGGTCATCCAGATGGACCTACTATAAATCTTGAAAGAGTTTCACATATGGTTAAGGAACTCAAACAAGATGGTGCAAATTTTATTGGAAAAGCAAAAATTATGGAAACTCCATATGGTAAAATTGTCAAAAATTTAATTGATGAAGGTGCTAAATTAGGAGTAAGTTCTAGAGGAATGGGAACACTAAAATCGTTAGGTGGTTCCCAGATCGTACAAAATGATTTTCATCTTGCAACAGCTGGAGACATTGTTGCTGATCCTTCTGCTCCAATGGCCTTCGTAGAAGGCATCATGGAAGGCAGAGAATGGATTTGGAATAATGGTATTTTAAAAGAAGCAGATGTTCAAGATATTAAAGACTCTATAGTCAAAGAATTTATAAAAGTAAAACCGGATGAATCAGCCTTGACTTCATCCTTTGAAAAGTTTTTGTCAAGGCTTTAATGTTATAAATAATAACAGTAACTAATATTCTAAAAGATATTCTAAAGGAGAATGCAAATGTCTGAACAAGAAACTGCCGAACAGCAGCAGACTCTTGCCAATAGTGTGAACGAACTAGAAACATTAGCTCAACAAGCATTAGAATTAGACGGCGAGGCAAGGGAAGAGCTCGTTGAACAAATTAAATCAAAATGCGAAGATGAGGGGCTATCGGCCACTGAGACTGATGAGTTGTTGGAAGAGATAGGTCTTGTTCAGGAAGCACGCAAGGTTCAAGAGGATAGTAAAAATCAACCAGCACCTGGTAAAGGTGGAAAAGATGGGGAAGGACCAGATAAGCAAAAAGTTGTAAACGCTGATCCACCCGCCGAAGTTAAAGGTTCCGGAACTGCTATGGGTAATCCTGTTAAAGGAAAAGCTAAAATGGCAGATAAAGGCGAACCAATGACTAAAGTAAAAGAAGAAGAAATGCCAAAAACTAAATCTGGTATGATGGCAGCTGTCTATGAAAGACTAGGCAAACTGAAAAAAGATCAGATTGCAGCGCATTACGAATCTATTCTTAGTTCCCTAACAATTCAAGAAGGTACAGACGAAGAAGATACTAAACCACTTGACGTTCAAGATGATATTGATGCGTTAACCGAAGGTGAAGATCTTTCTGATGCTTTTAAAGAAAAAGCAAGTACTATTTTTGAAGCAGCGGTTCAAGCCAAAGTTAATCAAGTTGTGATCGGTAAAGAACAAGAAATCGAAGAACAAATGCAAGAACGATTAACTGAAGAACTTGATTCTTATATCCAAGAAATCGTAGAAAAAGTTGATAATTATCTTAATTACGTTTCCGAAGAATGGGTAAAAGATAATAAATTAGCCATCGAAAAAGGAATTCGCTCAGAATTGACCGAAGGATTCCTCGTTGGACTAAAAGATCTATTCACAGAACACTACATTACAATTCCAGATGAGAAGGTTGATGTAGTCGATGATCTATTCGATAAGGTTGAATCCTTAGAATCAGAACTGAATGAACAAGTTAGTAAAAATGTTGACATTCAGTCAGAACTTACAAAAGTTAAAAAAGAAAAAGTTTTATCGTCATTGACGAAAGACTTAACTGAGACCCAGAAAGAAAAAGTGGCAGAATTAGCTGAAAATGTTGAAGCTGATAATGCAGAGGACTACGAACAAAAAGTTGAAGTTCTTAAAGAAAATTACTTTCCTTCAGATGATACGAAGGTTGCTTTGGTCGAAGATATGGAATCACAAAATAATGACGAAGAAAGCGAAAAAGAAGCCGTACCTGCGGGTATGGAACACTACATGTCTGCTATTTCAAGACATGTTAGATAATATTTTTTTTAAATTTAAATTTACTAAAATACATACAGGAGAATAACAATGTATTTGTCTGAAACCTTACAAGAAAAGTGGAGTCCCGTACTCGACCATCCTGATCTTCCTCCTATTAAAGATTCTTATAGGAAAGCAGTAACAGCTGTTTTGTTAGAGAATGAGGAAAAATCAATTATGGAAGAAGGCGGATCTACTATTTTATTTGAGGACGCTCCTGGGAACGCGGTTGGTGCCGGAATGGGTACTACAGCTGGAAATATTAAGGGTTATGACCCTGTACTTATTTCCTTGGTTCGCAGAAGTATGCCTCTCTTAATCGCATACGATGTTTGCGGTGTTCAACCTATGACAGGTCCGACTGGCTTAATTTTCGCCATGAAGTCCCGTTATGCTAGTCAAACTGGTTCAGAAGCACTTTTCAGTGAAGCTGATTCTGGAATTTCTGGTGGTGACGCTGCTGCAACATCTGCACATACCGCTAATGGTAACCCAGCGGCTGCCGCTTCAAGTTCAACTGCATATCTACCTGGTCGTGGAATGACTACGGCACTTGGTGAAGCACTTGGCGATTCGGCTGCAAATGCTTTTGCTGAAATGGCCTTCTCAATCGATAAGGTAACTGTTACAGCGAAAACACGCGCACTCAAAGGTGAGTACACAATGGAACTCGCCCAAGACCTAAAAGCAATTCATGGTCTTGATGCTGAAACTGAACTTTCAAATATTTTGAGTTCAGAAATTTTGGCAGAGATTAACCGCGAAGTTATCCGCACAATTTATGGTAACGCCAAAACTGGTGCCCAGAACAACGTAGCCACTGCCGGAACATTCGATATGGATGTTGATTCAAACGGTCGTTGGATGGTTGAAAAATTCAAGGGACTGATGTTCCAGATTGAGCGCGAAGCTAATGCTATCGGGCACGACACACGTAGAGGAAAAGGTAATATCCTTATGACTTCTTCGGATGTTGCTTCCGCATTGCAAATGGCTGGTGTACTTGATTACACACCTGCTCTTTCCGGTAACGATTCCTTGAATGTTGATGACACACAATCAACATTTGCTGGTACACTTAATGGTCGTTATAAAGTATATGTTGATCCATATGCAACAATCCAAGACACAAATTGGTTTGTACTAGGATATAAAGGTTCTAGCGCATATGATGCCGGATTATTCTATTGCCCATACGTTCCACTACAAATGGTACGTGCGGTTGGTGAGAATAATTTTCAGCCAAAGATCGGATTCAAAACACGATACGGAATGGTATCAAATCCTTTCTCCACTGGAACTGCAGCATCCTCCGATGGATCACTCACTTATAATACTAATGTTTATTACAGACGATGTCTTGTTACAAACTTGATGTAATCTTGTATTAAATTAAGTGATATAAATAAGGGTAAGGGGTCTTAGATTTCCTTACCCTTTTTTTATGCTCACGAGGTATCAATGGCACAAGCATCTACCGGAGTACGCGGTACAGATAATATAAATTACCTTTCACCTACTGGCTTCAGATTTCTTTGCTCTGCTATGCCTGAAACTCAATTTTACTGTCAAACAGCCAATTTACCTGGCGTTTCAATATCAGAAATTCCTATTCCCACACCTCATAAACAACATTATGTAGCTGGTGATAATGTATCATTTGATGAATTTTCAATAACAATAATCGTTGATGAATATCTAAAAAATTGGGAAGAAATACAAAAATGGATAATTGGTTTAGGAAAACCTTTTGGATTTAAAGATTATGAAAAAAGAAAAGAATCTGGTCTTGATACAACAGGGCAATTATTTATTCTTACTGGTTCAAAAAATCCCTCATTAAGATTCGATTTTTATAATTTATGGCCTAAATCTATCGGATCAGTTCAGTTTGATATAATGTCTGCCGACATAACATATTCTACAGCAGATATAGTTTTTCAATATAATTATTATACAATGACAAGGCTAAACGAACCTACATAAAATATTATGAAATTAAGTGATATTCAAACAATGTGGCAAAAAGATTGTCAGATTGATGATACCAAATTAGATATAGAATTATTAAAACTCCCCAATCTTCATAGTAAATACTTAGGGATTTATAACGATGAATCTCTTTCTCAAAAGAAGTTATTTTTTGAAAATAAGAAACTTCTAAAGTTTAAAACTATCTGGTATGCTGGAAAAATGAGTGAAGAAGAGTTAGAAGAACATGGATGGGAACAATTTAAAATTAAAATAATTAAAGGATATGAACCTAAAATAGAAACATATCTTCAGGGAGATGATGATTTAATTGAAGCAAATCAAAAACTGGAATATCAAAAGATAAAAGTAGAGTTTTTAGAATCAATTATCAAATCCCTAAATACTAGAGGATATAATATTAAATCTGCAATTGACTTTTTACGCTTTACAATGGGACAATGATATTAAAAAAAATAGATGATGTTCATTTATTAGTAGATTGTGAAAGAGGCCAAGCAGCAGAATTAAATGATTATTTTACATTTGAAGTTCCAAATGCTAGATTCACATCGTCCTACAAAAATGGATTTTGGGACGGCAAAATAAGACTATTTGATATAAGAACAGGGAGATTATATTATGGACTTGCTGAATATGTTAAAAAATTCTGTGAAACCGGAGACTATGAATTACAAATTGATAAAAATTTTACGTTCGGTAATAATAATTTCACTGATACTGATTGCTCTCGGTTATATGGACACTACGCTTTAAATCTAGAACCTAGAGATTATCAATTAAGAGCTGTAACACATTGTATTCAAAATGATAGGTGCTTACTCTTATCTCCAACAGCTTCCGGAAAATCTCTTATAATATATTTATTATTAAGATATTATAATACAAGGAGTCTCATAGTGGTACCAACTGTATCATTAACACAACAAATGTATACAGATTTTCAAGAATATAGCGATGACTGGGATGTGGAAAAAAATTGTCATATTATAAGAGCCGGTAAGGAAAAAGAAACTGATAAACCAATAGTTATATCGACTTGGCAATCAATATATAATTTACCTAAAAGCTATTTCGAAGGATTCGAATTTATGGTTGGTGACGAAGCACATCTATTTAAAGCCAAATCTTTAACTTCTGTAATGAGCAAGTTAAAAAATTGTAGATACAAATTTGGTACAACGGGCACTTTAGATGATACTCAAACTCATAAGTTAATTCTTGAAGGATTATTTGGACCAGTTTTTAGTGTAACCCAAACAAAAGATTTAATTGATGCCGGATATCTTTCAGAATTTTCTATTAAAGCTCTCATACTAACTTACAGTGATGAATCAAAAGCTGAATGTAAAGGGTTTTCATATCAAGATGAAATGGATTATCTCGTTAGACATCCTAAAAGAAATAAATTTATTCGAAATCTAGCAGTTGACCAAAAGGGAAATACATTACTTTTGTTTCAATTTGTTGAAAAACATGGTAAAATATTATATAATATAATAAAAGAAAAAGTAGAGAGTAATAGGAAAGTATTTTTTGTATATGGAGGAGTTGATGGAGCAGACAGAGAAGAAATTAGAAAAATTACAGAAAAAGAAACCGATGCGATTATTGTGGCTTCATTCGGAACTTTTTCTACTGGTATTAATATTAGGAATCTTCATAATATCATTTTTGCCAGTCCTTCTAAGTCTAAAATAAGAAATTTACAATCGATAGGAAGAGGATTGCGAAAAGGTGATAATAAAACAGAAGCTGTATTATTTGATATAGCTGATGATTTATCTTATAAATCTTATACCAATTATACTCTCAAGCACTTTAAAGAAAGAATTTCTCAATATAATGAACAACAATTTAAATATAGTATGTTTCACATCAGGATGTAATTTATATATTCTCCGGTGCCGACAACATATTTATTATAATATATTTTTTCAAAAAAATCAACCGGCAAGTTAACAGTTGATATTATTACAGAAATAGGGTATAATATAGGTTAAAGTTATGGATAAGGAAACAGCAATAAAAGTTTTATTTGATGAGAATAGGATTCTTTTACCTACTAATAGGTGGGCAAAATATCATCAATTAGAACACGAATTATATCATCATAATAGTATAGATTCAGTATTTTTAAATGAACTAAATGTTGATCTGTCTAAAATGGTTAGCATAATAACTGATTATGGTTATGGGGATATCGTTTGTAATATGAATTATTGGTTATGGTTAAATGAGATTAGGCCTATAAGATTAAAAATTTTATATGACGATACACATGAGAAAAAGGGTTTTAATAATAAAGAAACTACTTTAGATAAAATCGAATATATGGTTAAAGAGTGGGGCTCTGATATTGAAATTAAATTTACTAAAATAAGAAGGTCATTTGGAAATATTTTAAGAACTTATAAAAGTGCTTTGAAAGGTAAAGGCCTTTTTTCTCATATAGATAGAACTCATAGAAATATGTGGTATAAGTATGTTCCAATTAATATGGAGCAATATGTGTTTTCACCTCTTTCAACACAAATGGAATGGTATCCTACTAAGTCACAATGGAAGAGACCAAAAAAAGATTCTGTTTGTATATACAAATATTCTCCACCGGTTGGTTGGGATTTGATTTCACAAAATTCTTTCGAAAACATCGGTGATAAAATGATATCACGAGATGAAAAAGTTGTTAATAAGTATTGGAATGATTTGAATGAAGCATGTTTAAAATCCAAACGCGCCGTAGTATATCTTGACTATACTATGACCCCTAAACAGCTCTTTACTGCGATTTCAAATTGTTCTTATCTAATATCATCGCGCGGCGGTTTTTCTTACCTAGCACAGCTTATAGGTACTCCTACAGTAATTGTTTTTCCTCCGGCAGAAATGATTCCAGAGAGAAATTATACTCCTCAGAGTGTTCAGTTTCATCAAAAAACAATGAAGTTATTTGATCCAACGGAAATAGCTACTGTTGATATTGATGAATTAGCTGCTCAAGATTCTATGGAAAAAACTACATTGTATCATAGAGCGAAGAGTTATCCAACTTTAGAATCAATGCAAAATTTAGAAAAAGATACAAATAATTTTCAAGATGAAATTGTGAATGTATATAGAGAAGCACAAAAAAAAGATGCAGATGATTCAAAGGCAGTAAAAAAACCAGTTAAAGAGGAAGTAGAAATTCTCAAACCTCCGACTGAAGCAAAGGTGTTGAAAAAGGTAGCTAAAAAGGCAGCTAAAAAAGTAGCAAAGAAACCAGTAAAAGCGGTAATTAGTAAAGCACTTAAAAAGAAAACTAAGTCATCTAAAAAATAGGTAAATCATGGCCAGAGCGAAATCAATACATTATGTTGATAATAAAAAATTTCATGAAGAAATGGTTAATTATAAAAATCATTGTGCTGAGGTAAAGGAAAAAAATCCAGAAGAGCTAGTTCCAATTATTCCAGATTATATTGGATCATGCTTTATGAAAATTGCGGAAAGATTAAGTTTGAGACCAAATTTTGTTAATTATACTTTTAGAGATGAAATGATATCGGATGGAATAGAAAATTGTGTACAATCTGCTCACAATTTTAATCCGGAAAGGTCTTCTAATCCATTTTCTTATTTTACCCAAATTATATATTTTGCATTTATCAGAAGAATCCAAAAAGAAAAAAAACAACTTTATATAAAATATAAAACCATTCACAATAATAGCATGTTATCTGATAGTATTGTATTATCAGAACACGATCATGATGATCATCATTTCAATGTTGAAGTTTTAACAGAAGAACAAAAAGCAAATATGTATAAATTTGTAGGTGATTTTGAAGAAGCAAAAGCAAGAAAATCAAAAAAACAAGCAGCAAGTGTAGCTAATACATTGGTGCCTTATATGGTGGAAGCAAAAACCCCTTCATGAAAACAGCTATACTTACGGATACACACTTCGGCGCCAGAAATGATAATATAGCTTTTTCTAGTTATTTTACTAAATTTTACGAAAATATATTCTTTCCTTATCTTAAAAAACATAATATAAAAAATCTCATACATATGGGCGATGTATTTGATAGACGAAAGTTTGTCAATTATAAATCTCTATATGATGCCAAAGATATGTTTTTCAATCCCTTGGCGAAAAATGATATAGAATGTCATATGTTAGCCGGCAATCATGATACATTTTATAAAACCACCAATGAAATAAATTCTCCAACTCTTTTATTAAAAGAATATTCTAATATTACAACTTATAGCAACCCTTGTGAATTAACATATTGTGATTCAACATTTATAATGATGCCATGGTTATGTAAGGAAAATTATGGAGGAGCCGTTGAATTAATTAATAATACTAAATGTGATTTAATGTTCGGACATCTTGAAGTAAATGGTTTTGAAATGATTAGGGGGCAATTTTGTGCTGAAGGATTGGATCGAAAGTTATTTGATAAATTTGACATGGTTTTCAGTGGTCACTTTCATCATAAGTCAGATAACGGTACTATTTACTATCTCGGAAACCCCTATCAAACTAATTGGATGGATTATAAGGATCCACGAGGATTTCATATATTTGATTTTGAAACAAGAGAATTAACGTTTGTTGAAAATCCTAATGAAATGTTTCATAAGTATTTTTATAATGACTTAGATTGGACCACGGAAACAGTTCAAGGAGTAAGTTTTGATAAATGGAAAAATTGTTATATTAAAATAATTGTTGAAAATAAAACTAATCCATATCTATTTGATGTTATATTAGATAAAATGTATAAATCTGGAGTAGGGGATATTACTGTTGTTGAATCTTTTGCCGAATTAGATAATGATGAAACATTCGTTGATGAAGCTCAAGATACTATGACTATTTTATCTTCGTATATAGATCAAATGGATACAATTGCAGATAAAAAAAGACTTGACATTTTAATGAGAAACCTATATAATGAATCTTTAACCTTAGAGTAATATGAGTGACAACGCAAATTGGTTTTATGGTGAGCGTTTACCTGAAATAGCCAGAGAACATAATTGTTCATTGAAAGAAGCAGAGAGAATTTTTATGGATGATAAATCCCACGAAAAAGAAACAAAATTAAAAGCAAAAAATGTAGAAGTTGAAATAGATGAGCCAGATTTACTCAAATTGATGTTGATGGCTCATGAAAACGATATAACATTAAATCAGCTCGTATCTCAAGTATTAAAAAATCAGCTAAAAGATAATGAATATCAATTCGAAAATGGTAGCAAGCCTAGATTTTTAGTTGAGAATTAATGATAGTATTTAAATCTGTGCGCTATAAAAACTTTTTAAGTAGCGGCAACGTTTTTACCCAGATAGATCTGGATAGATCTAAAACTACACTTATTATTGGAGATAACGGCGCAGGCAAAAGTACTAT